GCTAAGGCGGCGGCTAAACGGAAATACAAGGTCTACCCCTCAGCCTATGCAAATGCCTATGCCGCAAAGTGGTATAAGGATAAGGGCGGCAAGTGGGGCGGCTCAGATAATCGCGTGAGGAAAGCGTAATGCCAGCACAAGCAGGTCTCGGCAAATGGTTCGGGGAGAAGTGGGTTGACGTAAAGACGGGTGAGCCATGTGGTCGCAAGTCTGCAAAAAATTCAAAGCGCAAATACCCAGCCTGTCGGCCTGCAAGTGTGGCGGGCAAGATATCTAAAAAGGAAGCATCCAAGAAAACAGGCTCCAAGCGGGTCAAGTGGTCCACGACTGCCAGCGGCAGAAAGCGTAAATAATGGCGGTTCTCTATGATGACCTCCCTCCTGCCCAGCAAAAGGCGAGAGACGAAGAACTAAAGACAGGCTTGCTTGATTTTGGTCGTGGCGCGTCATATTTCCCGTTTGACGCTATTGGCGGCCCCGTGGACATTGTGAATGAGGGCCTTGGTCTTTTAGGCATGAAAAGCGAAAAGCCTTTTATGGGCTCTGACTTTTTAATTGATGCTTATGCCAGCATTTTTCCTTTCGACAAGCCTACCAATAGCAACGAAGAGCTTGCAGGAAGAATTGCGTCTGGATTTTTGTCACCTCAAGCAATTTCTAAGTCTTTGCTAAAGCTGAACATGAATGTCAGCAATCAAATAAATGCTGTAAGAGACGCAAAAAAACTGCGTTCTGAAAACACCCCAGAGGCAAACCAGATGGCGGCGGTGGCAGAGGCAGAGGCTTCTCCACTTGTTGCCGCTCTAAAAAGGATTGATGATGCCGGACAAAAGCCAGTATTCAACGTCACAGACGATGGAACATATCTCACCGTTAAGCCCGTCTCAGTTAATGAATCCAGAGCCGCAGAAGTGGTCAGCAAAGCGAGAGCAAAAAATGCAGGAGCTAAAGGCGCAGATGATACAATCTCTCCAATTACAAAAAAAGAGATAGACCTAATAATATCTGACCCAGACCTTAATGATGCATACCAAGTTGCAAACAGAATATCTATGGAAACAAACGGCGTTCCGTATGACCTAAACCTTGTTATGACAGAAGCTGGCACAGACAGAGTTGCCTCTTTGTCTAAGCAGGCGGCAATAGGCAGAGCGTTTAGCCTAGCCGCGCAAGGTTCGCCAGAATACAAATCGTCTGTTTTTTCTGCTTATGGAGAAAAATATCCGTCACTGATGGAAGCTGTTAAAGCTAAAGATTATGATGATTTGGTAGAAAAATCATATAGGCAGTTAGGCGCAGAAACACAGCTTCAGTTCAACAGCCTACCTATACAAACTACATATCATAGCGGTGATTTGGATTATGTTACTTCCACGGGGGGCACTAACTCTATAGGCATGCTTAGGGATGTTATACAAAATCAAAACTTAAATGTTTTTAGAGGCGGGGACCCTCACGACTTTCTTAACAAAATTGACCCTGAAACTGGCCTAAACATGAATGAGCAGTTTCGAGCCGTTCACGATTACTTCGGTCACGGGCCTAGAGGTAGCAAGTTTGATGCGGCGGGCGAGGAGATGGCCTATGGGTCTCACTCGCAAATGTTTTCGCCTTTGGCGCGTATGGCTATGGCGGCAGAAACGAGAGGCCAAAATAGCTTAGTTAATTTTAGCCCGTTAAACGTATCTTTAGAGAAAAAGATAAACGACCTGACCAGTCAGATACCACTTGCAAAAACAGATGCCGAGAAAGCTGAGATAAGCAGGCAAATATCTGAACTGCAAATGCAACGCCAATATGCTCCCCAAAGGTCTGTTTTACTGCCGCCTGAAATGCTAGAGGCATCTTTTCAGGGCGGTATGCCGTCTTACTTAAAAGACGCGAATGTTCCGTTAGCTGGAACGACTATGCCGGAAATGTCTATATTCCATGCCAGCCCAAAGAGGGGGCTTTTAGAAATTGACCCTTCATATGTTGGCTCAAGGATGACTGCCGAGAATTATGGCTCTGGGGAAGCGTTCAGAATATCGTCTTACAATAGGCCGGACCGCTCTTATTTCTTTCAAGACGAATATAGCGTAGGAGACCCAGCAACAAAAGGAGACCCTTTTGTTTATCAAGGCACTGGCGCTAATGTGTATGATGCGATAGAGGACCCTGCCGGATTACTTGATTTGGCAAGATTCAAAAGAGCAGAAGCGAAGCGTCAAAGCAAATATGGAAATGTAGACGAAGGGTTGTTTGCTAAAGACTTTGAACAGGCTATAAAAGACTACGGCTATTCTGGGTATTCTGCGCCATTTGGAAATGATACAAGGGCCGTCCAAATGTTTTACCCAACTCAGGTGAGAGGAATATTAGATGATTAAGAACGGGCATTTTTGTTATTTGCCAACAAACAAACTTTGTGAGCTTTCCGAAAGATTGACGCAAGACTTTTTCCCGTCGGACTTTGATGATGTGATAAGGCAAGAAATAGTCACATACAAAAAGAACGAATTTGGCATGAAGAAAACAACATTCACTAGGCATTTTTACTCTGATGGCTCACATGAGGACCAAACTTCCTCAGAGGTATTTGTCATCGACAGAAAGGCAAGCTAATGCAAACCTGTACACACTGTCCATACCCAGACCGTTGCTCGTCGCAAGACCGTTGCATCGTGTTCAAAATCGGCGGCGAGGGCTATGAGCTTCCCGCACCCGTTCCTCACCCCGTGATGACTTCATCCGGTATCGGCACCACAGCCAAAACAGCCATCAAGAAAAAGGTAAAGAAAAATGTACGGAAAAAAATCCACTAAGGGCAAAGTCTCCATGCCTATGTCTCGCCCGCAAATGGGCAATAAGAACATGAACAATGAGGGCATGGGTCTTGATGAAACTGCGTTCATGGCAACGCCAACACCAAGGCCAGCGCGGAAGCCCAAGAAGGCCTATAACGGCTTTACCGGCAATTACTCGACCGACTAATGCAGTACACCAGAGTGATGATGCGGCCCCGTCCCATGCGGCGGGCGGAGCCGGTAAAAGTCGAGGCGGTGGAACCAATCGCTAAAATAGATTATAAACGGTGTAAGGGCTGTGTCTCTCGCAAGTTATGCGATGATGCCGTTGCCTGCATGTACGGACCATCAGCCCCGAAAAAAGGAAAAAAGCGGAATGGACGAGTATCAGCTAAATAGCATTGTATCGAGCGAGATACGAGAGAGCCTGAACCACTTTGATAGCGAGTACAGCCAAGAGCGTATTCGTGCCTTAGATTTCTATTTGGGCGAACCTATGGGCAATGAAGTTGAGGGCCGTTCACAGGTCATATCAACTGAGGTCAGCGATACCATCGAAGCAATCATGCCAAACCTTATGAGGGTTTTCACAAGCAATGATAAGTATGTGCGTTTTAATGCTAGAACGGCGGAGGATGTGGACCGTGCCGAGCAAATTTCTGACTACTGTAATTACATCATTAACCACCAAAATGACGGGTACAAGGTTCTTTATAATTGGTTTAAGGACGCGCTACTATTTAGGCTTGGTGTCGTTAAGTATCACTTTGAAGAAACTGAATCTGTCACTGAAGAAGAATATGAAGGCCTTAATGAAACGGAACTAGCCGCTTTATTAGCAAACCCGAATATTGAGGTTGTAGGCTCCATCGAGACATTTGAGCAGGAGGCCATGATTGACGAGGCCACTGGCATGATGATGGAATCGCCAGCAACATACGACCTCACGGTAAAGGTAAAAGAGACCGGCGGTAAGATTAAGATTCAGAACATCCCGCCAGAAGAGTTTCTCGTAAATCGCAGAGCCACCTCATTAGAGGACGCGCACTTCGTTGCTCACCGGACAACAATGACTGTCAGCGACCTTGTAGCAATGGGCTATGACCGCGACGTTGTTGAGAAGCATGCTGGTTACTCTGACCTCGATGTTGACGAGGAGCGCACAACACGCTTTCAAGACCTTGAGGCAAGCACAGGCATTGACCCAGCCGACCCAACACTGGCTGAGGTTGTCTATTACGAATGCATAATGAAAGTCGATTATGACGACGACGGCATTGCTGAAATGCGCCGAATTTGCGCTATCGGTGAAGCTGGCACAGAAATCCTGCACAATGAGCCATTCGACCATATTCCGTTTGCCGTTGTCAGCCCCATCCTTATGCCGCACCGCCTGATTGGTCGCTCCATCTATGACATGACCGAAGATTTGCAGGTCATCAAATCAACATTGCTTCGGCAGTATTTGGACAGCGTTTATAGCTCCACATTGCCGCGCATGGGTGTTGTCGAGGGCATGGTAAATATTGATGACGTACTGGACGGGACCGCTGGCGGTGTCATCCGTATGCGTCAGGCCGGTGCTATTCAGCCTATTATGGGCAATGCTGTGGGCGGTGAAGTTCGCCCGCTAATGGACTACATCGACCAAATAAAGGAACAGCGCACGGGCATGTCTAAAGCCTCTCAGGGGCTGGACGCTAATGCACTGCAATCCACAACAGCTAGTGCCATCAGCGCAACTGTACGAGGCGCACAGGTAAAGCTAGAGAGCTATGCCCGCACAATGGCAGAGACTGGCGTTAAGGATTTGTTCAAGGGCATTTTGCACCTTGTAACGAAATACGATAACAAGCCGAAGATTGTTAGACTGCGGAATGAGTTCGTCCCAATAGACCCGCGTGAGTGGACTGACCAGTACGACGTTGTTGTGCAGGTTGGTTTGGGCACTGCCGACGATGAGCAGAAGATTGCGTTCCTGACGCAGATTGCTTCCAAGCAGGAGCAGATACTAATGCAGATGGGCCCAGACAATCCCGTGGTTACGATGGAGCAATATGTCAACACGCTCCGTAGCATTGCCGAGATTGGCGGCTTCAAGGACGCTGACCAATTCTTCAACAACAGCCAGCAAATTCAGATGATGAAGATGCAACAGGCACAGCAAGCCCAACAGCAACAGGGCCAGACACCAGAGCAACAACAAATGGCTCAGGTGCTACAGCTTGAACAGCAAAAGGCGGCGGCAGATATCCAGATTGCCCAGCAAAAGGCTGAGGCTGATATCGCTCTGAAGCGTGAGAAGATGCAGGCAGATATCCAGATGGAACGCGAAAAAATGCAGATGGAGTTGGACATGCGCCGTCAGGAGCTAGAGGCCGAGGCACAGTTGCGGGCTCTCAAAGCCGTAACTGATTCTGACATTTCAACGAACTTACCGAGGTAGATGATATGAGTTTTGGCGGCGGAACAACAAGTGATGTAGGCGACCCACGGTCAGGCGAAGCAAGTCTTGGAGGCACTCGCAGTACAGCGGGCGCGGCCTCAGATATGGGGATTACGGTAGGCGCGCTTCAAGATATTATGTCGGGCGGTGACGGCGGAGATGGCGGCGGTGACGCCCCGCAACAGCGTAGAGCGGTAGACGTAGCGCAACAGAAGGCTATTGCAGACCTTCAGGTTGCCACCCGTCAAGCCCAGGAGATGAGAGATGCACGAGCTTTACTGGCTGGCGTTAAGGACCTAGAACAGCGACAGGCCGCAGATGCTATTATGGGCATGCCAGCTTACATGAACGCTATTAGCCAGTTTAATCTCAGCAATATCGCTAAACAAATAGCTCAGGGCGGCAGACCTGTTTATAACAATGCCGGTCAGATTATGGGCGTTATGGGCAAGGGTTTGCTTGGCGGTACTGCTTACACAGGCCGCCCAGACTTTGACCCTAACCGTACTGAAGAGGGCGGAGACCAGCCTGACGCGCCTCGCTATCCGTATCCTATGACTGCCGAAGAGGAGGCAGAGGAAGAATATCAGTCCAGCATTCCGACGGATTACATCAGGCCGGAAGATGGGTTCTATCCCGAGACCGGAGCCTATGCCCGCATGGGTCTACTGGATACCATGCCTGACAATCTTTTAGGTTACATGCCAGACTTTGCAGACAGGAACAGAGCGTTTAGGATGCAGTCAGCGACAAGGCCAGAATATTTTCAAGACCCGTATAATTTGAGAGGATACAGTTTGCTGTCATGAATGAGGGAAAAGCAAGGGAGCTAGTGGACCGTGGCGAAAAGGCGGCGGCCCTAATGAGGAACGAAATTCTTGAGGAGGCTTTTACCAGCCTTGAGACTGAGTTTATACAGGCGTGGAAGCAAAGTTCTGTGGATGATTCACAAAACCGTGAACGCTTGTATATGTTGTGTCAGAACTTATCTGCCGTCAAAGGCTACATCGAAAATGTGGTCTCGTCGGGTAAGCTGGCGAAATCGCAACTAGATGAGTTGCATAACCGCGTAAAATTTGAGAAAAGGAAGTAGAAGCAATGTCCGACAACTCTGAGCAGAACGGAACGCTTTCAATGTCAGAAGCAATGAGCCTTTTAGAAACACCCCCCGTAGAGGACAAGGTAGACGAAGGGCGGCTAGAGGAAACACCTGAAGTTCAGGTCGAAGCCTCGGCACCGGAAACTGAAGCTGAAGATGAAGAGGCCTATGAGGTCGAAGCATCTGAGGATGATGATGAAGGTGAGTACGAATTAGAAGAGAGCGACGAAGAAGAAGTCGAAGAGCAACCCGAAATGTACACTGTCAAAGTTGACGGTGAAGAGTTCGAGGTCACGCAGGACGAACTTCTAAGCGGTTACTCTCGGACAAAGTCGTTCACAAAGCGTAGCATGGAACTCGCCGAGCAACGCAAAGCCTTTGAACAAGAGGCCGAGCAAGTGAAGCAAATGAGGGATATGTACGCACAGCAACTTGAACAAGTTCAAGGGCAACTCCAACAGGCAATCCCTGAACAGGAACCTGATTGGGCGGCACTAGCCAAGGAGTATCCGGCTGAGGATTTGATTGTTTATAAGGCCCAACTAGACCAGCAAAAAGAACAGGCTCGTCACGTTGAAGCTGAAAGACAACGCATTCAGCAGGAGCAAGCGCAAGAGCAACAGGTCTTTAGACAGAAGCACTTGGAAGCTCAACGAGGTGAGATGCTTGAACGCATTCCGTCTTGGTCCAATGAGGACACACGCAATACCGAGCGTCAGGAAGTTATCAAGTACGCTCAGTCTCGCGGGTTTTCTCAGGAAGAGGTATCACAGGCATCTGATGCCCGTGCTATCGAATTGCTTTATAAGGCGTGGCAGTGGGACAACCTTCAGAAGAAGACTCCCGCCGCGAAGAAAAAAGCAAAGAGCGCGCCTAAAATGGCTAAGGCAGGTCAGCCTAAGAGCAAGACACAAGTTGCAAGTCGTCAACGTAAGCAGGGGCTGGACCGTCTCAATAAAGAGCGTTCCGTTGATGCCGCTGTATCATACCTTATGGGTAATTAACTTTTAGGAGGCCAACAATGGCTACTTTCACTACTGCTCTTGCAAAAGGTGAGCGTGAGCAACTCGCAGACGTAATCTATCGGATTGACCCCGATGAGACACCAATTTTTTCAGCACTGAAAAAAGAAACAAGCAACGGCATCTTTACTGAATGGCAAGTTCAGGAATTGGCCGCCAGCGCTACTGATAACCATGCCAGTGAAGGAGCTGATGCCAGCTTCGGAACGCCAACAGCTACGGTTCGTTTTGGTAACTACCACCAGATTTCAGTGAAGTCTGTTGCGGTTTCTGGAACTCTCGATGTTGTGGACAAAGCAGGCCGTGACAAAGAACTAAATTACCAAAAGGTTTTAAAATCTTTGGAGCTACGCCGCGATATAGAACGGATGATTGGTGACACAGACGTAGCACGTTCAGCTTCTGAGCCACGCAAATCAGCGTCTCTCTCATGCTGGATTACAAACGGCTCCGTCGGTGCAACTGCCGGTGCGTTCGCAACAGGCGATGGAACAGACGCAGTGACAGGCGGTGATGACCGCGCTCTGACACTGGCTCTGATTGAAGACGGCATGCAGGATGCATGGACAGACGGCGGCAACCCAAAGATGCTTGTTGCATCTGCGACTAACCGTGCAAACTTCTCTGACCTGTCAGCATCCGGCAACCTTGTGTCAAACGATGTGAACATGACTGCGGCTAAGGCGACAACATATGTCGGCTCAACTTCTGTCTTCCTCACAGACTTCGGCACATTGGATGTGGCTCCGTCTCGTCAGCTAGGAAATGACCGCATTTTCTTGATTGACCCAGACTTCGCCAGCCTTTGCACACTGAACGGACGTAATTTCGCTGAGAAAGAAATTGCGGCTACTGGTGATGCAGAGAAAACTCAGCTAATCACTGAATGGAGCCTCAAAATTACGGCCCCGAAAGCACATGCGATGATTTTAGACCTCAACGGTTCTTAATATCATTGAGGGGGCGGGCAACTGCCCCCTCTACTCATCAGGAGGACAATATGAAAAGAGTGTTAAGTATCGACCCAATTACGGGCAAAGAATTATACCTGCATCAGAATGCAGACGGCACTGAGGTAATTCAGCAGACCCAGCATTTCGACGGTCTCATCACACTGAACAAGCACATGAACGACCAGTGGCAAAAGGGCCAACTGCGCGGAACTCAGAAGCATATGTCCCATGTGGCAGAGATACCCAATATAGTGTATGCTCACCTTGTAGAAAAGTTCGGCAAGCCCGCTGATAATCCGAAGGCTTGGAAGCAGTGGCTGAACGATAGCGAGAACAGAGCATTTAGAACGGGCGGCGGTAACATATGAGCATAGGTAGTTACGCAGAGTTAAAAACTGCAATCGCAAACTTTCTGGCGCGTGATGACCTCACCGCACAGATACCAATGTTTATCGAGCTTGCAGAGGGCCGCATGAGCCGTGAGCTTGAGACCCGTGAGCAGGAGAAGCGTTCAACAGCAACCCTGACCAGCGGCGACGAATACATAGCTCTGCCAACTGACCTGCGTGAAGTGCGAGAAGTAAAGCTAAACACTGACCCTGTGCAGGTGCTTACATATTACAGCCCGTCATCTTTGGACACCTCATATGCCTCATCCGGCGGCGGGCGCCCAGAGGGGTTCAGCATTGTCGGCAAGGAAATGAAAATCCGGCCCATTCCTGATGATGCATATACAGCAGAAATTATTTACATCGGTAGTCTCGAAAGCATCTCAGACACAGCCACCCCGACACTGTTCCTGCGTAGCCCAGACCTTTATTTGTATGGCGCATTAGCGGAGGCATATGCCTACTTACTAGATGAAGCACGGGCCTCGCAGTATGATGCCAAGTTCACACGCGGCATGGAGGAGGTAAAGGTAGACGAGCAACGTGCACATTACGGCACGGGCTCATTGCAAATCCAAAGTATTTATTCACGACAAAATGCAGTAGCGGAGACCTAAACAATGTCAGCCATGTCAGATTATTTAGAGAATGAAATTCTCGACCACATTTTAGGCACCGGTGCTTACACTATGCCATCAAGTGTTTATGTGGGCCTATCAACATCATCATTTAATGATGACAACTCCGGCACAGAATTATCCGGCAGTGGCTACACTCGCAAGGTTGCTACCTTTGCGGCGGCGGCTTCCGGCACGACATCAAATAATGCGGCGGTTGAGTTCCCAGCGGCTACCGGCTCATGGGGCGACGTAAGCCACTTTGGATTGTTCGATGCGTCATCATCCGGCAACCTGTTGATTCACGGAGCGTTCTCTGTTTCAAAGACAGTTTCGTCTGGTGATATTCTAAAAATTGCTGTTGGCGATTTAGACATCACAGCCGCGTAGGTAAATCATGGCTACCCTTGAGCAACTAGATTCGTGGGGTGTAATGGATGCGCTGGATAGCTATGGTACGCTAGACCAGCTAGACAACCTGACACTCCACTCTGCCGCCTCATCGGTTTCAATGTCGGTAACAACCCTGACTGAGTTGCAGAAGATACTGCACTTTGCCGCGTCTGTTACTGGTGCTGGTAGCATCTCAGCTATCATCACACACATCAGACAAGTTGGCTCATCTGTTAGCATTTCTGTAAGCGCCACGGCAGACAATAACAGGATTAGGCTTTTCGACGGCACGGCAGATGCGTCAATTACTGCAACAGCTATTTCTAACTTCCTTTTGGTTATTGATGGCAGTGCTGACATTGCTGTTTCAGCATCGTCTGAAAACTCTGTTACGTTCTCAGCCACAGGCAATTCACAGCTAGAGCTAACAGTTGCAGGTATCGGCAAGGTTCTGGGTGAGGATTGGTCAGAGCAAGCGGCGGGCACAGAGACTTGGACGGATACTGTTGCGGGCTCTGAAATCTGGACAATACAAAATATTGGCGAAGAGGTTTGGTTTAGACAATGATTACATTGGGCGAATGGATGCCGGACCAGCCGGACCTCAATAACACCGTAACGGTTGCCGAGAACTGCATTCCAGCGGCTCAGGGCTACCGCTCTATGAGCGGCTTTGTGTCGTATTCAAATGCGGCTGATAGCACTCTTCTGGGCTTGTTCGCCGCTAAGGACAACGCTGACAATACCAAGCTGTTTGCTGGCGATGCTGGAAAGCTGTATCTGCACAACACCTCGACAAATAACCTCGATGATGTAAGTAAGGCTGGGTCTCCTGCGTATGATTTGTCGGCAGGTGAAAAGTGGAAGTTTGTCCAGTTTGGCGATAATGTTATTGCCGCAGGCGGTCGCGGGGAAGAACTGCAAAAGTTTCAAGTCGGAACTGATAGCGCATTTTCTGACCTGTCATCAGACGCACCAAAGGCCGAGCACATAGCCGTTGTAAGAGATTTTATCTGGGCCGGTGATATTGATGACGGCGCGGGACGGATACCGTATCGTGTGCGCTGGTCAGCGTTTAATGACATTACCGGCTGGACATCCGGCACAGGACAATCTGACTTTCAAGACATCCCAGATTCAGGCAAAATAATGGGGCTGGTCGGCGGTGAATACTGCACGATACTGACAGAGAGAGCCATTTACAGAGCAAGCTATTCTGGCCTGCCTCTGGTGTTTCAGTTCGATAAGATTGACGCAGAGCGCGGCTGTGCGTTTCAGGGCTCCGTGTGCAATATTGGCTCACTGGTGTTTTACTGCTCTGACGATGGCTTCTATGCCTTTGACGGCACAAAGTCGGTCCCTATCGGCTCCGAAAAGGTAAACAACTTCTTCCTCTCAGATTTTGATTCTAATTATGCAAACCGCATGACTGCATCTGTTGACCCTCTGCAAGAGATTGCGATGTTCTCATATACATCTGTAAACAGCCCGTCTGGTCAGCCTGACAGGATTTTGATTTACAATTATGTGCTGAACCGCTGGTCTGTGGCTAATATAGAAGCAGACTTGTTAGCCCCGTTTTTCAGCGCTGGTTACACGGCTGACGGGCTTACAGATATTGAGGCTCTTGTTGATGACCTAGACCAAGCTGTAGATAACCGCTTTTTTAAGGGTGGGCAGTATGTGTTCGGCGGGGCTTACGGCTCAAAGATTTATGCGTTCAACGGGGCTCCGATTGATGCGACGATTGAGACCGGAGAGATGTCACTATCTCAGGGCAAGCACTCTATCGTAACCCGCGTATATCCTTACTACGAGCAAGGCAACGTGACAGTTCAGGTTGGCGTTAGAAATACGCATTCGTCCGAGCCAGCATTTTCAGCAGTATCCGCTGAGAACGATGAGGGTTTCTGTCCGTTTAGAACGCAAGGCAGGTACCACAGAGCGAGACTGAACTTGTCTAATAGTTGGAGCACAGTTCAGGGGTTGTTCTTTGATGCCAGAGAGATAGGCAGAAGATGACGCGCACGACAAACTATCGCGTTCTGAACCCAATTACAGCAACCACGCGAGAAGTTGCAGAGGTGCTGAACAGAACAGTTGACGGTAAGCTAAACAGTGTGGGTGAGTTCACTATAGCGCACAGCACGACATCAACAACGGTGACAGACCCGCGAGTGAGCAAGGAAAGCGTTATATTGTTCAGCCCATTGGATGCACATTTTTACAGCGTGGAGCCGGTGGTTAATACGCTAAACAACGGAAGTTTCGTCGTGGAGAGCAAAAGCCACGGTCACGCGACGGCGGTGGCATATGTCATTATTGGATGAATACGAAAGGCTGATGCACCACATCGAGGCCGCACTAGAATACGCTGGAAACAGTCACACGGCTTTGGATGTGCTGGACGCTATACGCTCTGGTAAAGCCCAGTTTTTTCCGTATGAAAATTCTGTTATAGTGACGGAGATAGTTGACTACCCGCAGAGAACGTCCTGCCGAATCTGGTTAGCTGGTGGAGATATGGACGAACTGATGGAAGCTGAAAAAGAGGTTGCAGAATGGGCCAAGGGCCACGGATGCGATTCAATGGAAATTATAGGACGTAAGGGCTGGGAGCGCCAGCTTAACGAGTATCAGGCGACAGCCACACTATTGACAAGGAATTTGTAAAATGAGCAAGGGCGGCGGAAGTTCACGGACTATCACACAGTCCACACAGGCACCAACATATGCACAGCCATTTATAAAAAGAGGCTTGCAGGAGGCCCAGCGTCTCTATGATAGCCCTACGCCTCAGTATTACCCTGAAAGCACAGTTGTTGGCTTTTCTCCCGAAACCGAGCAGGCACTGAGCGGATACCGTTCACAAGCTCTTCAGGGTAGCCCTCTAATCGGCGCGACACAGGATGTCGTAATGCAAAACCTGATGGGCACTAATCCTCTGATGTCAGCGGCAATGCAACCCGTTTTGGAGAAAATGCAGGGACAGGTTAGCGCGGCGGGCAGGTATGGCTCAGGCTACGGTCAGGGAGCTATTGCACAGGCATTGGCACCTATGGCTTACCAAGCACAGCAGGCGGCTATTGCTCAGGCACCAGCGGCCCGTCAGTTCGGGTTTGCTGACCTAGAGACGCTTGCTCAGGTTGGTGCGGCTAGAGAAGCTCAGTCGCAGGCAGAGCTAGAGGCAGATGTTCAGAGGTTTCAGTTTGAGCAGGCACGGCCCACGCAGAAGCTGGCAGATTATATGCAGTTTGTGCAAGGTGGTTCGGGCGCACTCGGTGGTCAGACAGTTACTCCGGTCACACGCAACCCAGCACTAGGGTTCCTCTCCGGCGGTCTAGCTGGCGCACAGGCCGCTCAGATGATGGGTAGCACCAATCCAATGTATGCCGCAGGTGGCGCACTGTTAGGAGCATTTGCATAATGGCAAGAATACCTACAAGATTAAACGGCGGTGCGGCGGGCAGTCGTGCGTTTATGAACATGCTTTATCCGCAAATGCCGTCGGGTCCAGCGATGTCAACTTTGACAGCAAGGCCAGCGGCAGGCGGTCAGCCAGTCACCAGAGGCACTCCGCCTATGGCACTCTCACAGCAAGCACAGCTTCCGGCTTATGGTCTAAGAGCGGCGGCTATGAGAGGTCCACAAACAGCAATGGGTGCAACACCACCCAAAAAGCCAATGAGCCTTATGGAGCGCCTGTCTCCTGAATTTGGCACACCGGCCTCGGCTGGCTTAGGTGCGGCGGCGGCTACTGGCTTGCAGTTGTCAGGCTACAGCCCGACACCGATATCCACGGCGCAGGGCTTGGGCGCAATGATGCAGTCCGGCATGAAGGCATTCCAAGCGGCTAAGGCGGCTGAGACTGCTGAGAAGCGGGCCGCATTGCAGGATAGAATTGCTATGGCAAAGCTGGGCAAGGAATCAGCCCTTATGGAAAAGCTACGCCTAGCCGGTATTGACCCTAGCTCCCCAGAGGGGCAGGAATTTATACGGAATATGCTAACAAAGCCCGCTACGGCAATAAATCTTGGCGACAAAAAAGAAAGTGAATTTAACAAAGAATCTGTTAAGTACGCGTTTAAGTTTATAGGAGAAGCAGACAAAAACATAAATCAAGTCAGAGATTTTGAGCCTAGACTTGAGCAAATTATGAAACTTTTAAGTGTCAAAAATGAAGATGGTTCTCCTAAAATAGACACTGGTCGATTAAATAACATTACCTTCCCATTCAGGCAGATAATGGCAGACGCCGGTTTATTGTCTGATGAGGATGCGGCTAATTTATCTAGTGAGGAACTGGTCAGACAGTCTATAGCTTTCATTATACCAAGAATGAGAGTTGCTGGCTCTGGGTCAACATCTGACAGAGAAATGGTGATGTTTGCAAATGCGGCGCCTAACTTTAATAATTCAACAGAGGGTAACAGAAAAATTGCCGCTGGTATGGCTATGATTATTAAGCATCAAAAAGAAAGAAGAAATTTGATGGATGATTATATGTCAGATAAAAGTTTAGGCGACGGGACATTAAACGGGTTCAATAGATGGGCTGACGAAAAACAGGGCGATATCTTCCCAACATACGACACACGTGAATTAATGACAGATGCTTATGAATCAGGAAAAGTTAAAGTTGGCGACTTAATCTTTAACGGAAAAGATTTTATTGTAATTAATAAAAAACATCTGGGGCTTTAAAGCTATGGCACAAAAAAAGTTACTTCCGGTTCCAACTGCTGACGATGAAATGGTAAGCCGTGTTGGTCCCAGAACCACTCTTGACATTTATACGGACATTGCTAGGGCCGCAGGCCAAGGTCTAACTCTGGGCTTTGGCGATGAAATGGAAGCGGCTGTTCGGTCTGCTTTTGGTGACAAGTCTTATCCTGAGATAATTAAAGAAATCAGGACTGACATAAAGACATTCCAAGAAACAGACCCATACAAAGCATACGGCGCAGAGATACTAGGTGGCTTAATTACCGGCGGCTATGGTGCCACAAGGACTATAGGAACAGCAGTCGGCAAAGAGGCTGTAAAGCGAGCGGCTAAGTTCGGTGGTGCAGACGCGGCAATATACGGCGCAGGAACTGGCGAGACACCTGAAGAGAGGCTTACTGGTGCGGCTATACAAGGCCCAATAGGTGCTGTAACTGCCGGTCTCGGTCAGAAGATTATGCCGACGTTGCAGGAGGGCGCCAAGTCTATGCTGGACCGTGGTTATCCCTTAACTATGGGGCAGGCATACGGTGGCAAGATAGGCTCCATCGAACAGAAAATATCTACCCCGTTTTTGCAGGAATCAATCCAAGAGGCGCGGCGCAGGCCACAGCAAATGTTTGTAGCTGAGACTATTGATGAGGCTTTGTCTCCATTAGGCAAAAAAGTTCCGAAGGGGATGACGGGAGAGGACGCTGTTGATTTTGCAGAAGATGCGATTCAGGATGCATATGAATCTGTGGTTCCTAAAGCCAAATTTGACGCGACAGCGCCTAATGCAAAAATTGAAAAAATATTGCAGACAGCGCTTTCTGATAAGGTTTTTGACGCTGATGACCTAGCTAAATTTACCAAAAAACTTAACGAGAGCTATTTCAGGTTTATGAGAAACCCTGATGCTGGCGGGAAGGCTTTTAAGGAAGCTGAAAGCAAGTTATCCGCCCAGATAAGGTCTGCTGTTCTGAAGGGTGAAAATACAGAAGTTCGCGTCTTGCGGGAGATACAAAGCACAATAAGAGATGACTTTGCCAGCCAGAACCCGTTTCTGCCGGACCTACAAAAAGCAAACAAAGCGTTCCGAAATATGCGACCTATTGTTAAGCTGTCAGACGCAAGAGCAGGGATGGGCGGAGAATTTACCCCAGCGGCACTTGTAAAGGCTGAAACTAAAGGAAGGGCAAGAACTTCACCAGAGGTCGTTCGGGCCAGAGAAGCTAGAGATGTCTTGGGGGGTACTGTGCCTGATAGTGGCACTGCTGGTCGGTTAGCTGTTGGCGACATAATGACAGCAACAACACCAAGAAAAATGCTTGGCCTTGGCGCAAACATCGTGGGTTCTTCTTTGTATGAATATCCTTCTTTGGGCAGAGCCGCCGCTAGGGGACCGTCTAACCTTGTGAAGTCTCTTGCGCCTACAGTATCTGAGTTTGGACCGCGTATTGGCGGGTTGCTATTGCCAGAAGCCCAAGCAAGCGAGATGCAATCAGACCCTTATAGTGATATACCTTATCTAACAATCAGACCATCAGATAGAAATCTGCTGGATTAGGAGCGAGTAATGGCTAAAGACGCGATTAATGAGTATTCCAGCACTGCGGCTTCTAACACAGACGTTGGCGGGGTAAACCTTGGCGAAGGTACAATGGTTGTCTCTGATATCAACGATTCCATCAGAGAGCTAATGAGCCACCTAGCTGACCTGTCTGCGGGCACACATGGCATTCAGGTTCTGAACCTTGAGGATGATGACGGCAGTGCGTCTATCAATATACAGGCACCCTCCGACGTAACAACCACAACCACATTTACGCTCCCTGACGGCGATGGCGCCGCTGGCGCTGTTTTGGAGACTAACGGCTCAGGCACACTTTCTTGGGGCACCGGCATGCCCTCTGGCGTTGTCATGCCATTTGCAGGCACCTCAGCACCATCTGGATATCTTTTCTGTTATGGGCAAACTGTAGCCGCCGCGACGTACCCTGATTTGTTTACCGCGATTGGCACGACATATGGGGGTGATTCTACTAACTTTACACTTCCCGATATGCGAGGCCGCACAGTAGCTGGTCAGGATGATATGGGTGGTAGCTCTGCTAATAGGCTTACATCTCCAATCAACGGAGACACGTTGGGCGCGGCGGGCGGGTCTGAAACGCACAGTCTAAGCGAAGCCCAGATGCCAGCACATACACACTTTGTTGTCAAAGGTGGCATTTACAACGGCGGAAGCTGGGGTACAAACACCTCACAAGCGATTAGAGAAGGTGTGCCAAACGACAACCCTGACAACCATCAATATGTTCTGAAGTCATCAAACGGTACTGCAAACGAGGCTCCCACCTCTTCGAAGGGTAGCGGTAGCGCACACCCGAACGTACAGCCAACTATTATTTTAAATTACATCATTAAGACATAGGTGGATTATGGCTACAAAAATTAGCGAGTACAGCGCGACACCTGCCAGCAACACCGACCTAGACGGCATAAACCTGTCAGAGAATGTCATGGTGCCGAGCGATGTCAACAACGCGCTGAGGATGCTTATGGCTCACTTAAAGGATATGGATGCGGGCACTGAATCTTTGTCTGCGCTGTCGGTCACTGGCACGGTTACGGCGAATGCTTTTAGCGGCGATGGAGCAAATCTGACAAACGTGCCGGATACCGGTGACGGCGGCATAGCAATGGCAATAGCGTTAGGATAAGAGAATGGCAAACGCATTTAAGACAAAAACTTTTGGCGGAGGTAGCACTGCGGCAAGCACTGCCATGACTATTTACACTTGCCCGTCATCAACCGAGACAACCATTATTGGCATGACGGTCTCAAACATATCAACCAGCCAAATATTAGTTGATGTGACTTTTGAAAACAGCGATGGGAACAACGTGCATATTCTCAAGCAAACACCAATACCAGTTGGCGGCGGTCTTGTCCCGATTGGTGGCGACCAGAAAATAGTCATGGAAGCGGCTGACGTAATAAAGGTAACGAGTGACACGGCAAACAGCGCAGACACAATCCTGAGTATTCTGGAGATTACCTAATGTCATACATTGGCAATACCCCTGCTGAAAAATACACTTCACTTTCTAAGCAAGACCTAACTGGCGATGGTACAGCGGGCCCATATACGCTTGATTATGCTGTGGGAGGCAATGCTGAACTAGAGGTTTTTGTAAACAACGTGCGACAAGAACCATCATCTGCATATTCAGTTGCAGGCAACCAACTTACAATGACAGGCAATGTAGCAAGCACAGATGACTTTTATGTTGTGTTTCAGGGAAAGTCGATAGGCACAATTTCCCCGCCAGATGGCTCTGTGACATCAGCCAAGATTGCAGACGATGCTATAACCCTAGCAAAAGCGGCAGACAGTCTGTATCGTTCTGGAACTTGGACACCTACTCTTACAGATGATTCAAGCAATTCAGCTTCCTTTACAACAACCCTAAATCAATATGTTCGTATAGGAAATGTAGTTCATTTGTTTTTGTCTTTAAATAATATAGACACAACAGGTATGACCACTGGTGATAACATGAACTTGGGGGGCTTACCCTTCAATCATATAGCAGGAAATAGTTTTTCTACTTTGGTACATACGCAAAGCATTACTTTAAATAACATAACAGGATTTACTGTAAGATTTCTTGATGCTTCTAAAACCGCAAGGTTTGAAGAATTAAGGTCAGGGCAAAATGACACTACCATGAAAGTTAGTGACCTGACTAGCGGAAGTGCTGATATAGGATTTAACGCCTTTTATTTAACGGCTGACGCATAGGAGCAGGACATGGCATTAAGCAAAATACTACCTGCCTCGCAGGAACAATATGCAGGTGCAAGAAACCTCATCATCAACGGAAATATGGCCTGTTCGCAGAGGGGAAATAGTTTTCCATCAGCGGCAAATAACACTTATGTTGTTGACCGTTTTAGGGTTAAGCGTAATGGTATGGACAATCTTGTATATGATTTAAGTCAGTCCTCAACATCACCAGACGGTTTTGGAAACTCAATAAAACTTGATGTAACCACAGCAGAAACTTCAAGCGCAGACGGTGAATACTTAAAGATTGACACTACAATCGAAGCGCAGAATGTTCAGCAATTAAAATATGGAACATCTTCTGCGGAACAAATCACAATGTCGTTTTGGGTGCGTTCTAGCACTACAGGAACTTATGCCATTGAGATGTATACTGAAGACCCTAACAAGCAAATTACAAATACTTACACAGTAAACAGTGCGAACACTTGGGAATACAAAACTGTAACGTTTGTTGGCGACAATGGCGGAAGTATTAATAATGACAATGGACAAGGTTTTCTAATTAGCTGGTTTCTTTCTGTTCCGTCTAACTACAAAACGGGCGATAGCACATCGTGGCGAACTTATAACGCTGATGGAAGAGGCTATGGTCAGACAGCAGACGTAGCTTCTACTACTGGTGAATTTTACATCACAGGCGTCCAGCTTGAGGTAGGCGATGTAGCCACACCGTTTGAACACGAAAGCTATGCGGAAACTTTGCAGAAGTGCGAAAGGTATTATAACCGCATTTATAATATCTGGTGTGACTTTGCGGTTTATGCAAACAACGGCAGAATGTCCAGAAGAGTTGACTTTCCTACAACAATGAGAGCCACCCCATCAATGACAAGAAACACCGTTTTCACAACAAATTGCGATGGTGTTGCTTCAAACAGAACTGATATTCATGGTACGCATATCTATGCAAACTCGACAGGTGCAGTAGGCGATGCTTTCTTTGTCATAAATAATATGGAGGCTGATGCTGAATTATGATTATAGAAAACGCTAAATATTATTTAGATGTTGCAGATACAAACATCACAGACCACATAACTGCTACGATTGATGGTACGGTTTGGGATGTGCCGATTGATGCTTCTAATGCGTTCTACGCAGAAATCATGCGGCAGGTAGCCGCTGGCGAACTAACGATAGCGGAGGCTGACTGATGGCATATATAGGTAAGTCTCCCACAGGCACAGGCATCCGGCAACGGTATTACTTCACGGCTACTGGCGGGGAAACAAGCCTGTCAGGAACGGACGATAATGGGCTTACCATGTCATATGCTGACGGGGCGTATGTGGACGTAAACTTGAACGGCATAAAACTTGTGTCCGACACAGACTACACCACCACTACAGCCAATACCATCGGCGGTCTTGCGGCGCTATCTGCTAACGATATTGTTGAAGTTGTTGCCTATGATATCTTCACTGTAGCAGACACGGTTTCAGCTAAGAACGGCGGCACGTTTAATGGCAATGTTGCGACCACTGGTAATATTTCCGCTGTAGATGGCTCATTTAGCGGCGACACTGCTGTAGCTGGGGACCTGACTGTAGATACAAACACACTTCACGTTGACAGCACAAACAATCGTGTAGGCATTGGGACGAGTTCGCCATTAGATTTAGTGCATATTAAAGAAACCAATGGCACAGCTACATCTACTCAACTTATGTTGCACAATAATAATACTGGTAGTGGTTCTGCTGGAATTGCCTTTAATGTGATACACGATGGTGAAACAACATCTTATGTTCCAAAGGGTGCAATATTATTTGAACGTACCGCTACTAACGGCAGAGGTGCGTTTAAGTTTATGTCTGATAACGTTGATGACACAAATCCATTTTCTGCGGGTGATGAGGTTATGCGTATCGACAGCAATGGTAGTGTCAAAATAAATACCACAAGCACAATACATTCGAACGCTATTCTAAATGCTCATATGACGGAATCAAGCGGAACTGTAGTTGCCACAAAGCGAGACACAACATCCGGAGCGAGACACATTGTCTTTTATAATCCGAATGGTGAAGTTGGTGGTATTCTAACAAGCGGTTCTGGAACAAATTACAACACCTCATCCGACTACCGCCTCAAAGAAAACGTCACTGACATCACAGGCGCAACTGACAGGCTAAAGCAACTTAATCCTGTGCGGTTTAATTTTATTGCAGATGCCAATAATACTGTTGATGGCTTTCTAGCACACGAAGCACAGGCTGTAGTACCAGAAGCCGTAACAGGCACACACAACGAGGTGGATGACGATGGCAACGCTGTTTATCAGGGCATTGACCAAAGTAAGCTAGTGCCTTTGCTGGTTGCTACCATACAGGAACAGCAAGCCGCTATTGAAGCATTGACTGCTAGAGTATCCGCACTGGAGGAGAACTAATGACAAGAGCAAGAGAATTAGCTGACCTCGGCGGAAGCGCAGGTGCAGGTGGTATCACAGGCAAGAACCTCATAATCAACGGAAAAATGGCTGTTGCACAGCGGGGAACGTCAGTCACAAGCTTTTCATCTCAAGATTACACAACCGCTGACAGGTGGAAACTTATTGGTTCAAACTTTGGCACTTGGACTGTTACACAATCAACAGATGTTCCGGCTGGTCAGGGGTTTGCTAATTCATTTAAACTTGATTGCACAACAGCAGACACCAGCATTGGTGCGGCTGACAGTTTGCGTTTCCGACAGGGCATAGAAGGGCAAAACTTACAGCATCTAAAAAAGGGCACATCAAATGCTGAAAGTGTTACTTTTTCTTTTTGGGTAAAGACTAACAAAACAGGTTCGTATGCTTTTGAACTTCTCGACCAAGATAATAGCAGACATATTTGCAAACTTTATACTGTTGACAGCGCAAACACTTGGGAAAAGAAAGTATTTACTTTCGCAGGTGACACATCAGGCGTGCTGGACAATGACAATGCTATGTCTTTTCAACCTCAATGGTATTTAATAGCTGGAACAGACAGCACATCAGGAACACTTGCAACCTCTTGGGCTAGTCGCGTTTCAGCTAACAAAGCGGCAGGTCATAATGTGAACCTCGCAGACAGCACTAGCAACGAATGGTATATCACAGGCGTCCAGCTTGAGGTTGGAAGTGCCACGCCTTTTGAGCATGAGCCATTCGCAGTAACTCAGCACAAATGCTTCCGCTATTATCAACGTGCAGGAAGCTACAGCGGTTTCTTTACCAATACTTCAGGCAGAGTGCGAGCAATGTTAGTTGGTCATACTGTGATGAGAGCACAGCCAACAGCAAGCAACACAACAGGCATTGCAGTATATTCTAAAAACGCAGGTATTAGTGGTGCAACAACTATATTTACTGCTCCCGGAAACTTTAGAAATGGCCCATCATCATTTATTGATTTTGATACAGTGGCAACAAGCACTGTGCAGGGTCAAGGCTGTACTGGCGATAACAATACTGATGTTCGTTATTTTGAATTAGATGCGGAGTTATAAAAATGAACGAAATGACAATAACAAACGCACGACATTCGGAAGATGGTGAAAGTGTTTTAGCAACCGTTGATGGTGTTCATATGGCTATACCAAAAGATGCGGATAACCGCCACTACGCAGAAATCATGCGTCAGGTTGAAGCTGGCACCTTAACCATAGCTGATGCTGATTAGCTATGGAAATGGACAATCTGATAGACCTCCTGCTAGGCGTACTGCTTACAGGTGTCGGCTGGTTCTTGGCTAATCTAGTGCGAGAGGTCAAGCGAATTGACATCTTGCTGAATAGAACTCGTGAAGATTTTGCCAGCAAGAACGACCTCAGTTACGCAGTGGACAAGCTATCAGAAGCACTGCACAGAATGGAAGATAAGCTAGACAAGGCTCTCACAAAAGGCTGATGAAATGGACCCTATTACCGCAATGGCTGTTGCAACCTCTGCGTTCTCGGCTATTAAAAAGGGGTTCGCGGCGGCTAAAGATGTCGAATCTATGGCGGGCGATTTATCTCGCTGGATGGGCGCGGTGCAGTCTGTTAAGGACGGGCACCAGAAAGCCAAGTCGCGTCGTATCGGTTCTGTTGACGAGGAAGCTCTTGAGACATGGGCCCACCAAAAGAAAATCAAACGTATGGAGGAGGAGCTAAGGCTCTTCGTCATAGGCCATTACGGGCCAGAGGCGTGGCAGGATATCATCCGGCTACAGGGCAGGATACGCAAACAGCGGCTGATTGATGCTAGGCTCAGAGAAGAAAAAAACGAACTGATTATCATGTGGATTATGATTATTCTGCTAGTGCTGATTGTCTTAGGCTTTCTGTACTTCGGCTTCACCCAGATAATGCGCTAAAACACCCCCGAAAAAAATATAAATAAAATTGCATGCTAGGGCTTTACATATCTATACTCTTAGCCTATATTTATATTATGGGGAGAGCCCATAGCAAAAACAGGGAGATTATCATGGAATACACACAGATTGATTGGGACCGCAAAGTTAAATATACAGCCGCTGAGTTTGCTGGCATTCGCCGCAACGCTGACGGCGACATCTGCGAAGACCTCGACGTACACTGCATCTGGATGACACCTGCACAAAAGCGTAGCCTCACAGGTGATGACCAGTATCGCGTTGATGGCTATGAAGAAGACATGGCCTACATGATGGAAGAGGCCAAAGCGGAATTTGCGGGCGCTTAACAGCCCCGCCACCAAAGGGAGATAGATATGGCTGGAATGAGTGCAGGAGAAAGAGCAAGGCGCGGATATAACCGCCGTCTTGTTGGCAAATGGAAGATGAGGAAAGGCTGTAGTCATTGTAACTTTCAAGCTAACCACAGCTTTCAGCTTGAGCTAGACCACATCGTGTGGGGCGTTACCAAAAAATATAAGGGCACAGACCGCGCCTTTGAAGCGCATTGGAGCAAGGGCAGAATAAAAAAAGAACTGTCAAAGTGTCAGGTCTTGTGTAAGAACTGCCACGCCCTGAAAACCTATAAAGAAAGGTACGGCGATGAAAAACTGTAGTAGCTGTAAGCAGGACTTGCCGTTCAATACCTTTTCTTTAACCCGCAAGGGCGGGGACAAAAGGCAGAGCACTTGCAAGCCGTGTTCTGTGGCAAGAAAAAAAGCTATATCTCATAGGCACAGAGCTATTGTTGGCAGGTGGAAAATGCTGAAGGGCTGTTCTGTTTGCGGGTTCAAAGGCGAACACCATTGCCAGCTTGACCTTGACCACATCAAGCCTGAGACAAAGCACCCTAGCTTAAAGGGTCACTCCTATGAACCAGCATGGTCATTCGCTAAAATTAAGAATGAGTTAGCAAAGTGCATAGTGGTTTGCAAAAATTGTCATGCTGAAAAAACCATTTTAGGGCTAGAACATATGCGGCACAATGAGTGGACGGGCGCTTAACAGCCTTGCTGTAACGGCAAAAACAATATATCAATAAGATGTCTGGGGGCTTTCTCTCCTTTGACCTCGGACAGTTTCCTCCCTGAGACCCCTCGCTGTAACGGCGGGGGGTTTTATCTTTTGATGGTCCTGACCTCTGACGCGGCACCAAAGCTCTGTCGGGTGCTAAAGGATTTTGTATATACCCTTTCCTTACCCGCCCGCTTGGATTTGTCAGACTGTTCCATTCGCCTGTCTGATTCTCTCAGGAATGATTGCCACGTTTCTTTATTCTGTTTCTTCGGCACTCTGGCACACCTCGCCCTGACAGCAATCATCGACGATGTTTCCGCAGGTCAGACATTGCTCATGCCCATGCACATGCACAGTCTTCCAAGCCTCGCCACAGCGCGGGCATCTCTTTATGTGGTCATTCATTTTTTACCCTTCTTTTCCATAAATCCCTCAACAGCACCGCCGCCAAAGTAAAATCCTAAAATTAAAAGCATGGCGTAGTTTATACTAAACTGGTCCATAACCTTTGTTACATCGTCTGGGTTGCCTGAGCCTGATAGCGTCATACCCAAAACGATTGCAAAGCATGCAACATAGGTAAACCCAAACATAAATGCCAGCATCCGCTGGGCTATCTTGAATGGCGCATAAGCGGCAAGCACATCTGTTTTTGCCTTGGCCTTCGCCTGTATTTCTTCCTCGCTAGAGGTATGCATATTGTCGATAAGGTCGAGAGATTTTGATATCACATCTCCTGAGCCTAAAATTTTAGATAATATTCCTATCATGCTATCAGCCCTTTCCGGTAGCCCAAGCCCTTCTGGTAGGTCAGTACCTCTTTACGATTGTCCTTAGCCTTGTAGCTACAATGTACCCAGCCGGTATTCCCGCCGGAATAATTCTCTAATATTAGCTGGTCGAAGTCCAGCTTACCAGCAATGTAGCCCGCCAGTTCCATATTGCTAATGGTCGGCACCTCAAAGTCTGCCGCCTCGCCCTTGGCATGTTGGCTATTTACTGAGCTTCCTATGGCTATGCAGAGCTCACCAGAGCGGTATCCGCTACTAGGCGTGAACGGTATGCCGTACTGCTCTCTGACGGGCTCCAAAATGTGTTTGCACACCAGCTTCATAGCCTCGATGTGTTCATCTGTCGGCTCATTAGGTATGCCCTTACGAACCGCCGTCTGGCTCTTGGTCATCTCTGCCAAGCTAAAATGCTTTGATAGATTCATGTTATTTTTCCTTCACGCCGAGCGTGTCCAGAGCATCTGACCAGCTTTCCCGCTCAAGTTCGGGGTTGCTGAAAAATGTGATATTCCGAGTTAGTTTCTTTTCTCGGATGGATGTAACAGGAATATACCACACTGTTCGTTGGTCTGACGATACGCAGGCTAAAATATCGAAATCTGATATAGTCGGCAATCTTTTCTGACCGCCGAGACCGGTCTGAAAGTGGACCCTGTTTCTGCCTCCGCCTTGTCGTGACGACTGACAAGCCTTCACCTGAATGCGTAATGTGAGCCCGCTGTCGGGGTGCCATGCTATCAGGTCCACCGAATCCTGTTGCGCTAAAGCAACGCGCCAGCCTCTTGCTAAGACTGACGCGGCGGCAATGTATTCCCCAGCGAGACCAGAGGCCGTCTGAGATATTTTTAAATCGGCAATAAAGTTTTTACCGAGCTTCATCATTATTGTGCCTTCTGTTAGCCCGCATGATTAACTCCACGGCTAGGTCCATCATCTGCTTGGCGGTCATCTTTTTGATAGCCGTCTCGCCTTTGACCTTTACTAACACACCGTCGTCATGTGGTACTATGAGAACAGGAAATTCCACTTCCATTTTTTTCTCCATCAGCACAGCATACTGGCTGTGAGGCAATGATAATTGAGAGACAACTTCCCAGCCGTCTCCCTCAAATTTTTCGACATCACCGTGGACGACGTAACGAACCGTCCGGCAGTCTAGGTTCATCCAGCCATTCTCTCAGTTACTTTTTTGAGATTTCTGTTAAGGCTGGTTCTGCCCTGCGCTCTTTTTCTGAGCTTTTTGTGGGCATAGAATACGGTGGTATGGTCCCGCCCAAATCCCCTGCCAATTTCACAGTAAGACATACCCAGCATTTCTGCACAGATGAACATAGAGATGTGTCGAGCTTCGACATATTTAGGGTTCCTTCGCTTGCCCAGAATATCAATTTTATTGATGCCGGTCACGGATGAAGTGATATCCAGCACCTTGTTGATTTGCTCCTCAGAGCGCGTCAAATTCCTCATCGGCTTGCTGTTGCCGCTGAAGATTTTTTCTATAATTTTGTTTAAAACACTCATCGCCACAGAACTCCTCTTGGTTCCCATTGATAATACCGTCATAGCGGTAATTAAATATTTTCTTACAGAAGAAACACCGAGCAAAGTTATCTATAGTTGGATACTTGCTCGGCTTCTTAGGTTTGCGTTTCCTAGAACGGGATATCATCGTCTAGGCTGGCGGCTGGCTGTGATGCTGGCGCGGCAGTCTTCTCGATGAACTCACTGGCCTTTATGGACAGAAACTTATCGCCGCCATTTTTGGGCACGTTAGACCAAGCTGACAAAGAATACTTTGTGCCATTGATGGTGATGTCGCCGCGCATATCGGGACGCTTATCATTGTCGCCCTTGTCATTGCGGAAAAGCGCACCCTTCATTTCTGGGTCAAAATTCGACATTTACATTAACTCCTTTTTACGATTTGAAAATAGCTGTTTGTCTTCCGACGACAGCCCCATAGAGACACGGTTATAGAGGTTCTTTAGGCTCTCTATGTCCGGTGCCATTGCTACCTCATCTGCCAAAGACAAGCGCGTCAAATTCCTCATCGGCTTGCTGTTGTGGAGGTTTAATTTTGTTTAGCCCGCTTGCCTCTGCACCAGTAACTAACGCGGTTGGTGAGCTCTTGTCTATTCCGCCAAGTGCAGAGGTTCGCTGTGGCACAGGTTTATTGCCGGAGTTGTCCGGCACACCTGAACTGGTTGCTGGCATATCTTCACCAGCATATATGTAACAACCCAGACCAAGCAGAGCCATAGCCTTTACCATGCAACGCTGTAAGCTGGCGTTGACGGCAAAACTGTCTGGGTTTTTGATGGGTTTATTGCGATGGTCTAGGACCGGCATGACTTCGGTAGCCTCAGCCAAGTGTCCAGTAATATCGCTCGAATTATGGGGTATTTTTACAGTGACGCAGACATATGCGTCGCCATTGTGGTCCAGCATGTAGGGCACTGTGAGCCCATTGACACTGTAATTGTGCTTCACATATTGAGCAGATGGGTAGTGCTGTTTCAGCACCGTCCACGCCCATGCCCATGATAGGTATGTAAAGCCGTTCTTTTTCTCGACATGCTTTGATACGTCGATTGCTGATAATGTTTCCCAGACAGTCATATTTTCCATAGCTCCTTTGCTTCATCTTTGAATTGGTGGTTCCAGTAAAACGGATGCTGGAAGTCGGGGTCTGTCAGGCTGGCTAGAACTTTCGGGTCTGTGCTAATTCGCAACAGGTTCTGCCTGAGAGCCGCACGACGGCGCATCTCATTGAGGTAATAGTTTAGCATGTCAGACTGCAACTCCTCGCAGTTGTCGGGCGTAAATAAAACGCCATCATCTGCTGATACATATACAAGGTGAGGGACTAGCTCTGTAGCCTTGGCGTATATAGCAACCTGACAGAGATGACTGAACTCAGGCTTTTTGGGCAGAGTAGCCTTGCCGAAGTTACGGGTTCCGTCTTTTCTCTCTGGGCCCTGACGCGGTGCCTTAGTTTTAATTTCGCAGAATGCCTTGTCTGTGTATAAATCTACATAGCCCATGACCGGCACGGATATGCCAGCCAACTCGCAGGTGACTTTCTTTTCTTCTTCGCACCCGCCGAAGGTCTCAGCCAGTAGGTCAACACCGCTTTCGATGCAGGCAGGGATAAGCTCACGGAACTTCTCGCGCTTCTCTGCGCTCTCATCAGCGGGGTGGAAGTCGAAGTCCATTATAGCGGCTTCTGATGCATCCTCTATTGAGGTGCCCGCAGATAGAACGGCCTGAATACCGCCATGCACAGCCGTGCCATACGCCGCATTCTCGCCAACTTTAATTTCACGACGCTTATCTTTCGACAGATAAACATAGTCGAATATCCAGTTAGCTATGGGCTTGTTTAATTGTGACGGGCTAAAATGATGTAGCTGTACCGTCTCGAAATAATCGGGGACATCACTCACGGTTAATTTTCTCCTTTATCTTTTTATAGAATTACTTTAATACAGGTTATACACAGTAGTGTCAAACTCATAAAGGATAGTAATATGAAATTCCAAGAATATCTTGTTTCTGAGGGGCTTAGGCAAGCTCAGGCGGCTAAGGAACTGAAGGTCACACAGCCCACAGTTCACAACTGGATTTACGGAAAGCGCCCGCCGAGTGGGATGCACATGATGGCAATTTACAAGTACACTAAGGGCAAGGTTGCTTTGAAAGATTGGTGCGAGGTGTTCAATGACTATTCGGCGTGAGCTTGAGGGTAAGGTGTCTCAGCTAGAGTATGAGCTATGGCTGAAGTGGCAGAAGAAGTCGAATGCCGAGTGGTCAGCTACATTGCCCGACGATGGCTTTGTTGATGAACAGCTATCTAGCGACAGTCTGGGTAAGATATACCGGACAGAACAGCCAGCTAAAAACGGCGCGTCAAGTTTGGATGAATGCGATGAGTAACCCACAAAAAGAAAAGGGCAGTCGCTTCGAGCGTGAGATTGTAGAGCTTGCCAGACTGCGTGACCTTGAGGCTCACAGGGTGCCGCTATCAGGTGCCGCCGCTGGGTTCAAGGGCGATGTCCACATCAAGAAGGGCAGAGAGACTTGGGTTATCGAGGCCAAGAAAAGGGCCGACGGGTTCAAGTTTTTGTATCAACATCTTGAGGGCTCTGATGTCTTGGTCGTGGGGGCTGACAGGAAAAAGCCTCTGGCGGTTATGGACCTCGGTGACTTTCTGGATTTGCTGGGGGGAAAGCTATGAAGGAAGATTACTTCCTTAAAAGAATATCTGCCGCTGACAGTAAAGGTGTGCTGTTCTCTTACCATTACCTAAGCAAGAAATCTAAAAGGTTCCGTTCTGGGATAAATTACGGCCTGATATTTGAGAATAAAATTGTAGGGGTCTGTATTTTTACGGGATTTTCTGTTCCTGAGTTAGCTAAAGGAATGCTGGGGCTTGAACGTCAACAGCAAGCAGGTTTGTTTGAGTTATCTCGATTAGCTCTCGACCCAGAACATCAACTTATGGAACATAATTTGGCAAGCTGGTTTGTCGCTAGGTGCATAAAGGCCCTGAAAAGAGAGGCGGCAGTGAAGGTGATTTTGACTTATGCAGATAACGACTATCACACTGGAACAGTATACAAGGCTTTAGGCTTCAAATATTACGGGTTATCCAGCCCTAAAAAAGATTTTTGGATAAGGCAGGAGGACGGCTTTTTTAAGAAACACAACCGTGGAAAAGTAAGGGGACTGGATGGTGAGTGGAGAGAGCGCTCAAGGAAACATAGGTTTGCAAAAGTTTTTGATAAAGGCTTGAGTATAAAATGGAGTGAGCAATGTTTTCAGGAAAGGTTTAGTCATGTATGAGTTTGTTATTCTGTATTGTTTGGTTACGGGTTCTGGCACAGCTACTGAGGCTCGGTGTGAGTACCTTGGCAGGAAGAACTTTGTCACTGCATCAGCCTGCTATAAGGCGGGCCGGAAGGTGGAGGAGGCACTGCGGTCTAATCATGTGCTGACATGGGCTGAGGTGCCAGCCGGTCAGCGGCCTAGTTTTGTTGCCGATACAGTCTGCGGTGAGAGCAGTATCTAATGGAATACAACTCTGATTTCTCACACGATTTGAAGGTAGGCCAAGAAGAAGAAGTGTGGCTTGGTTCTCTGTTGCAGAGCAAAACGGTTGAGGTTAAGAGGGATTTTAAATGCGCCAAGACAGGCAATGTCTTTGTGGAATATGAAAGCCGAGGTAAGCCGTCCGGCCTTGGCACTAGCCTAGCAGATTTCTGGGCTTTTATTTTGGATGGTGAGCGGGTTGTAATCGTTCCGACAGAGCATCTGAAGCGCGTTGCTATGGTATATTACAACCAGAATAAGGTTGTCACGGGAGGTGACAGTAATACAAGCAAGGGCGTTTTGGTGCCCGTGAAGGAGTTGTTATGAGTGACAGTTTAATTATTCGGGGAAATATTCGGGAAAACTTCTCGGTACTGCCAAACGATTTGATGAACGATGAGCGGCTATCTGCCGACGCTCTGGGGGTTCTGGTGTACCTGTTGAGCAAGCCGACTGATTGGCAGGTTCGGGTGACTGAACTGCGGCGCAGGTTCGATATCGGCAGGGATAAAGTTTACCGCATTTTAGGCTCGATGGAGCAGTACGGTTATTTGGTGCGTGAAAGCGTTAAAACTGAAGGTCAGTTCGCCGGAACTCGTTATATAGTCTCAGATTCACCGCGTCCTGAAAAACCGTATACGGTTTTATCGGATACGGAAAACACGGACACTTACAAAGAACAGAACTTACAAAGAACAGAATATACAAAATCAACTAATAAAAAGAAGACGCAAAATAAACAGAAATTATCTGAGTGGGAGCCGGAACAGTTTGATAAGGAATATGCAGAGAGCTTGGAGCTTGATTGGCAGGAGATACTGACAGATATCAGGCTGTGGGATGAGAAGGGCGGTAATAAGGCCGCTTATGCGTCGTGCAGGGCTTTCTGGCAGACTTGGTGCAGAAAAGAGGGCAGGGGCGCTCAGGGGCGCTCAAATCGCCAGCAATCAGTGTCTGGTGGCAAGAGCAAGGTGTTGTCGGAGGGTCAGAAGGTATTTGCTGATAATGTGACGCAGAAATATATTAAGGCTTTTGGTTCGCAGGGATTTGCTTATAAGCTGGTATTGCCGGATGTGGAGGCGTTCATGCTTACCAAGCAAACTGATGAGGATTGGTTAGCGTTAGGAAACGGGCTTCCGAGCCCAAGAGAGAAGGGATGGATGTAATGAGAGACACTGAAATTGTTTTAGAAGATTGCTATGAGTGTTCTGGTGAGGGTGAGGCGCAGTATGAAGTCGGTGTGCCTGACTATGACCACGGCGGATATTTAACTGATGAGTGGCGAACCTGTCAGCTTTGTCATGGAACCGGACAGTTGGAGGTTGAACGTGATATCGCAGGGTGATGGCAAGATGCAGAGGTTGCTGGATAATAACCAGTGTCCGAAATGCCAGACGGCTATTGATAGGCAAGCTATTGGCAAGACGCTTGGCGACAAGCCTGAGCAGGTGTATCAGTGCAAGGTTTGTAAGCTGATTTTAACGGAGTTTTCAGATGAGTAAGAAGAAGCTGACAGAGCCGGTTATCGTGGAGTATCTGAGGCGGATAGCTATTGATGGTAGGTCAGCGCGGTCTGTAGGCAAGGACGATGACATGCCGTCGTATGAGGCGTTCTACAAGATGAAGGTGAAGGACCCGATATTGCAGAGCCGTTACAGTGAGGCTGTTGAAGCACGGGCGACTGCCATCGATGATAGGATAGACGAAGTGCTGGAAGGCGTTCGTAATGGCGAGATAGATTACAATGCTGGCAGGCTAGAGATAGACACGCAGAAATGGCGTATGGCGAAGTTTTTCCCGCGATTGTATGGCGATAATCAGAAGCTGGAAGTGGAGCACAAGACGAGCTTTGTGGACGAACTGAAGCGGGTTGCGGCTAGGGTAGAGCAGGCTAGGTTAGAGGGCGCAGAGGTTGTAGAGCATGATGAAGAGGGGCGAAACACTTACACCGTCACGCCCGCGCCTGCGGAACAGACGGCGAACAAAGGGTCGGATTAGTGTTCTGCACACGACATCTTAAAAACACGTTAACCTACTTTTGGTTTAACACACTGATATATCACAAGTTTTATTTTACATAATGGAGGTTATGCGACAAAGTTAGCATATTTTGCAGACCCCCCCTCAAAATCACAGGCGGGGCCTCTGTGATAGAAATACCCCCACACACCACGGAGAACCCATGACCAACCTCACCACCGACTTGCTCCACAAAATCCATGCCGACCCTGTTTTTTTCGTCGAGCACATAATCGGAGCCACCCCCCAGCAATGGCAACGCGAGGCACTACAGGCCATCGCAAAAAATCCCCGTGTCAGCATTAAGTCCGGTCACGGTGTCGGTAAGACTGCATTCCAATCGTGGTTGGTTCTCTGGTGGCTTTTGAGCCATTACCCCTGCAAGGTTGCTGTCACGGCTAACACTGCTCACCAGCTATCCGATGTGCTGTGGACCGAAATTGACAAATGGGCGCGTAAATTACCCGCTGGCTTTATGGACCTGCTTGAGTTCAAATCCGATAAAATCAGCCTCAAGGGTGCGAAGGACAGTTACGCTGTTGCCCGTACCAGCCGCAAAGAGAGCCCAGAGGCATTGCAGGGCTTCCACAGTGAGAACATGCTCTTCTTGGTCGAGGAGGCATCCGGTGTGCCCGATGTTGTGTTTCAGGTTGCCGAGGGTGCCCTATCTACTGCCGGAGCCAAGACGGTCATGTGCGGAAACCCGACCCGCTCTGACGGCTTCTTTTATGAATCCTTCCACGGACAGCGCCACAACTGGCACAACATCACGGTATCATGCGAGGACGGCGAATACGTCACCGAGGAGTTCCTTAATGGCATGGCTGATAAATACGGCACGGAAAGCAATGTCTACCGCGTCCGTGTTCTCGGCGAGTTCCCCACGCAGTCTGATGATGTGCTTGTTCCGCTCTACATTGTCGAGGAGGCCGTGAAGCGCGATATCACGCCTAGTCCTACCACGCCGACTGTCTGGGGGCTCGATGTGGCCCGCATGGGCGGTGACAGGAGTGCGATTGCCAAGAGACAAGGCCCATTATTGCTAGAGCCGATTAAGACATGGCAAGGCAAAGACCTGATGGAGCTTGCTGGTATTGTGCTGACTGAATATGAGGCTTGCAATTACAGCAATCGCCCCACGCAGATATTTGTTGATGCTATCGGGCTGGGTGCTGGCTTGGCTGATAGACTGCGCGAACTGGACCTGCCCGCTGTGTCTGTGTCGGTATCTGAGACTGCCAGCCTGAAGAACCGCTTTAATCGCCTGCGCGACGAATTGTTCTGGAAGGCCCGCGAGTGGTTCGAGGATAGAGCCTGCAAGATTCCCGATGATGATACGCTGATACAGGAGATAACCGGCATCAGGTATAAGTATCTCAGCAATGGCAAGCTGAAGGTCGAGAGTAAGGATGAGATGAAGCGCAGGGGCCAGAGGTCGCCGGACGTTGCCGATGCCTTTGTGCTATCGTTTGCACAGGAGGGCGCCATAGCTGGGGGATACACGCAAACAAAATGGGGCGCAGGTTCCAGCCCACGCCCCGATACGAATTGGATTGTTTAACCCCCCATTCGAGCTATTACGGCCCACCAAGTGTAGCTCCGGCTGTCCTCAATGCCGAGCAGTGACAGTGTATCCATCCAGCCCAAGGTAACCGCGATGATGACCGCGTATCCGATATATCCGAGAACTCTATCCATTATAGCCTCCTTTCGGAGCGGCCATAAATCAGCCCCTCTACAAATGAATCCAAAACCTGAACCAACTGGTCGGCGTAAACATTTTCCATTTCTTCTTTCATGGTGCGCTTACCGATGTTCTTGCCGGACATAACAATTTTCCAAGTGCGAACTGTGTAAGTGTCATTGCCCATTAGGTTGATAATAACGTGGCCCTTGTGTTTTAAGCCATTTACTTTGAACGCTAGACCGCCAAGCGAGGTTAGACTGCCAGCAGTCTTTTTTGTTAGCGCAACAAACTGCTGTGCGCCGTATGCGTCAAAAGCCCAAGGGTCCAAAGTGTTAATTTGGCTCTGTATTGTCTTGGCGATTTCCATGTGATTAGTCATTTTTTCTCTCCTTGAGTTGATATATTATCAGTCTACGCTAAGGGTAAACATAGTGTCAAACATTATTTTATAAATAAAAGCTAATTATTTACTTGTATCTCATTATAAATGTATGCTAAGATATGGTATGGCGGTATTTTCCGCAGATTTTCGGGAGAAAAATTATGGAATTAAAATCGGGACAAGATGTTTGGGTTAAACTTACTTGGGTGGGTGAAGATTTTTGGGAGGCTGGAACCGTCGTTAAGGTTACTGACAAGCGGGTTAAGGTTGAAGACCTCGGTCGCGGTGACGGATATTACAAAAAAGAAAACGTAAAACCCAGATAAACCCTGGGTTTTCAATTACTTAGCTCGAAAGGGAGAGCAATATGACTTACGTTTCAACTGATGGGGGCCGCTTAGAGGCCGGATACAAAGGGCGCAACGCGGGAGACTGCGCCGCCCGCTCTGTAGCAATCGCTTTGCAGATTCCTTACAAGCAGGCTTACCTTGAGCTTGCCAGAGCCAACAAGGAGTTCGGTTTTAAGCGTTCAGCCCGTGGTGGCATTTACAAGCCGGTGTTCGAGCATTTCCTAAAAAAGCACGGCTGTGCATGGCGGTCAGCGCCAAAGTTTGACGGGCGCAAGGCTCGGTGTTCTGACCTGCTACACGGCAGGGTGATTGCCAGCCAAGCGGGTCACTATGTGGCTGTCGTCGATGGTGTGCCCCATGACATATGGGACTGCTCAAACAAAATGGTCTACGGCTATTACGCCAAGGACTAACAGAAAGGGGGCTTCGGCCCCTTTTTTATTGTCAGTTGTCTAGCGCGTGGCCTGTCGTTATAATCAGGAACAACCAGCCGGAAGGTGCCCGCAATGTCAGACAATATTGTAAAGTTTCCAAAGCCAAAGCTACCCCCAGAGTTCTTTATTGAGGTGGACCTAGACGAAAGCCGAGACGACATGGCTATGGTTGATGCCGTCACGACGATGCTGGAAATGAATGTCAATGGCATTTACATGAGTTCTGATGTAGAATGGCATCACATTATGGATGCGGCGATATCAATTATGATACGCGCTGGGCTACGGGCGGGCATTGACAGGCAGGAGCTAGAGAACATTCTAGCTGACATTAAAGTTGAGGATGACGATGACATCTAAGGACCCCAGACTTAAAAGGGCGGGAGTGTCCGGCTATAACAAGCCGAAGCGCACCCCAAGCCACCCGACAAAATCTCATGTGGTTGTTGCCAAATGCGAGGACGGGTCCATCAAAACAATTCGGTTTGGTCAGCAGGGTGTGTCTGGTGCTGGCAAGAATCCGAAGACCGCATCTGAGAAGGCGCGGCGCAAATCGTTTAAGGCAAGACACGCAAAAAATATTGCTAAGGGCAAATGCTCTGCGGCTTATTGGTCTAATAGGGAAAAGTGGTGATGGCTAAAAAATCTATGAAAAAATCCGGCAACACGCAGACAGGCAAATACTGTGGCGGCAAGTAAGCCAAAAGATGCGGCGCTATGGGCACGGGCTAAGGCGGCGGCTAAACGGAAATACAAGGTCTACCCCTCAGCCTATGCAAATGCCTATGCCGCAAAGTGGTATAAGGATAAGGGCGGCAAGTGGGGCGGCTCAGATAATCGCGTGAGGAAA